ACATTGCTCATCATAAGAAATATTTAAATCTTTCATTGCAACAAAAGGAGGAGAATGTCTTGAATCCTGTTGACCTAATATTCCCTTTTTTTCAGGCCAATCGCGCTCAATCTCCTTTTGTCGTTCCAAAAATCCATGAACATTTAAGTTTGAATATAATGGATTGAAAATCTCTTTACAGAGCCTCCCATATCCGTTAAGATTATTACTCCAAAGTCCTCTCTGCTCGAAAGGGATAATTCTTTCAAAAATCCTACAAATTTCCTCAAATCTTGGATGGAGAGTGGGGTTGCCACCGAAAATTCCAATGACTCCATGATAATCCCTTAACGAAAGACAGGCAATTTCAAAATTCTTCAAAGTAATCATAGTTGGTTTCCCAGCTAAATTACTTCCCTGAGTGCAAGAAGTGCAAGATAAATCACAAGCTCTTGTAACGTGAATTTGAATTACACCATTCCTCCAAGTAGGACGGGGATCCCCAGGAGCTTTCATATTTTGAATATCCATGAGAATACCCGTCCTTAATTCAGTTAAGCAACAGTCCCAAAATTAGGATGATACTTAGCTGTGATAGGATTGTAAACTAATATTGTTACTTTATTAGCCCACAATATCGAATTAGTAATAGATGCCACTAGAACATTACCTGCTGTAGTAAATCCCAACCAATTAGTTGTAGTTCCTACAATAGCAAGTTGATGGCATCCAGTTACAGGAGGTGTAATAGTTGCAACCGCTGTTGTTCCTGCAATAATTGTCAGGTATGTAGAGGGTGCAATTGTAGCAGCGGCAGTAATAGTTACAGGACCAGGCTGCAAACTATTCTGAACAGTTGAAATGTTCTGAAAATTCAAATCACTCATTAGGATTCCCCCAAATTAGAGAAGCGCTCCTACAATCCATTTATCTGTCATTTTACTGTAAACAAATACAACTGATGCAGCATTCGCAATTGATACAGCAGTTAAAATATTTCCAGTAGTAACAGTAGTAACAGTTGCTCCACTTTGATTGACAACTATCATCATTCCTGATTGTCCTGAAAAATGAGGAATAACAGTTGACATCACAGTAGTTGAAGTTGTTGAAGTAATCCGAAGTAAATCTGATTTCGGATTAATTGTAGTCTCAAGAGAAACTACAGCTTCTGAGATTTTAGTGGTTAGTCCTGGAATCATGATTTTCCTCCATCCATCCTAATCATGATTTACTTAATATCCTGACGGAACAGCCAAATTATCAATATAGGCAGTTCCAGCTGGACAAGTAACGAAGGTCTGCATCCCAACCACCATATAGAATATCTCAGCTGTTGCAACTCCTCCAGATGCTCCTCTAATCTCAAAAATATTTCTTCCATCAGTCTTATAGAATCCGATTGGAAGAATCTCACAACGACCCCATAGAGACTCGGTTACAAAATCAATTCGTTTTGTATCCCAACTAAATGAGGTTTTCACTGAAGCACCTGCCATTTGCATTGAATCAAAATACATGTTCAATGCTTCTTCCTTTGCCTGCTTATGAATAATACTTACCAATTGTCCAATATCTTCATAAGCCTGTTTCTGCGCAGGATGGCACCAAGCATTAGGATTGAATGTATTATCAATTCCCATCCTATTGCCCATCAAATTAATTGCAAGTCTTGGAAGTGGAAGGGTAAGCGCACCTCCTCCTGCATTAACTCTATTTGATCTAATTTCAGGAGTTGTGCTTCTAGAGAATCCCAACCAAGTTCCCGTGCTAGCATTACTATGATGATATGGAATACCATACAATGCTGGAAGCGCAGTAGGAGTTGAAATACCATTAGTAACGATAAGATCTCCTCCAGTAACGCCTGCAATCTGGGGAGTTATCGTAACTGTTTTATTGGCAACATCCAATCCTGTAATTACTCCACTTCCTCGATTTGTCGTCAATGTTGTGTCAAAGACTTGAACTGTCTGTCCATAACGCATCAATCTGGTGCCAAATCCATCAGTAGTGAGAAGAACTACATTTGATCCACCAGCAGGAGTATCTGAAGTAATAGTTCCAATTACTCCAGTTCCAGCTTGCATTAATTGAGAATCAATCTGCCTTCTAATCTCATCCAATGCAGTAGCTGTCAATCTCCTAACTGAATTTACAACTGCCTTCCTAGCATCATCAGTGGACCATTGAGTCAACTTAGTATATTCAATAGCTTCCACCATGAATACACTATTCAATGTTGCCTTATCCCAAGTTGGTCCACCACCTCTTCCCAAATCTCCTCCATCAGCATTAAAGTATCCAAATGAACCTCCCGGTCTAAGTTCAATTGGAACCCTCATCTGTCTATTAGAGATTTGTTCTGCTGGCCTTTTCTTAATAGTGGCATAGAACTTATCATCTCGTTCAAATGCCATTGCCACTTTAGGAAGAACTCTTTCAAGTTCAAGTCCTGCTACTTGACTTTCTGTTACTGCCATTTGATTTCCTTCAGGACCAAATAATTCTAAGTCCCGTTACAGCTCCACCTGCTGTAATACAAAACGAAGTTGTAGTAGTTGCTAAAGTTACAACGGCAGGATCAGTTAAATGCAATCCTACTCCGGTATCTCCAGTAACACCTTTTAACGTTAATGTATTTGTATTACTTACAGGAGGAACAATAGTAGCTGCCACTGGAACACTTCCGCCAGTTGGAAGAGTGATAGTATTTGCTCCTGATGCTAAAGTATGAAGTGTTATACTTCCTGGACTAGTAGTATTAGCAGTCGCAGCTTCAGCAACGGTAAGTGTAATATCACCCGTAAACGCAACGGAAGTAGTCCGATTAGAGGTAACTGACATTTTTCATCCTAATCTGACATGATGAAATCTTTAACACTCATGTTTTTAGGGATTTCTTTCACTTTTGAAGTATTAGAAGTAGTGGAACTTCTATGAACTGGTAATGATCCCTTCTTATCCTTAAATTCAGAATCATTACTAGATTTTCCAGATTCTTTTAGTGCTTCATTGCGCGCTGACCGGATAGCATCGCGCAGCACTGTTTTAGCTTTACTCAAATAGGCAGATCGGATTCTTTCCAGGGATGGGCTGGAATATTTCGCATCCTTTGCCGATCTCCATAAATTATTCAAAACATTCTGAAATGCTTTATCTTTATTGATTAGAGATTCTACTTGTTCAGAAGCATCTTTAATTGCATTCTTCTTAACATAAGGAGTCATTACATTCTTAGGATCAATATTAGCATCAATAGTTGCCTTAATAGTATTATCAACTCTACCCTGAAGAGAATTCAATGCTGAATTGAATTTTTCCTTTTCAAATTCTTCTCTTTCTTTATTTAATTTAGATTCTTCTTCATTTTCCTTTTCATTTCCTTGAAGTTTAGAAGGAGTTTCAATCTCATCTCCTCCTAGAATATGCGCGTTGATAATCTTCGCAGCAGTCTGAAGATCTTCATTCTTAGTCCGGATTCCATCCTTCTCAGATTTAATAAGAATATTCCTCAAGATATTCCCAGTGATATGAAGTGCAACTGATTCATCCACCTTATAAATTGTCTGAATTAGATTATCCGCAATTTTATTCAAGGATTTTGGAGCATTTTCCTTAACTGTCCTGAAAAGAACTTCTAAATTTCCATCAAGAATATCTGATTCAAATTTATCTAAATTCTCAGCCTTAGTAAATGCTTCTCTAGCATCATTAACAGAGGGAAATACTTCAGCATACTGTTGACTCTTATAATAGGCTGCCTCTAATTGAGGAAATTTCTTAAATAATCCAGGAAATTCCTTTTCAATTACTTTTTTATTAACAGGAACTATAATATCAATATCTTCATCAAGTTCTTCTTCTTTTAATTCAATTTCCTTTTCTGATTCTCCTTCTTCTTTTTCATCATCTTTTCCCTTAGAGTCTTGCTTATTCTCATTCTCCTCTCGTATTCCATCTGACTTGTCGGAGGATTCTTTTCCTTCATCTTCTGATTCATCATTGAGTAAATCAAGTATTCCATCAGCATTTAATTCCTTTGATTGGGAATTATCTTCTTGATTTGATACATTCCCCCATTGCCAATATTTATTGAATTGGAACATTATTATCTCCTGATTTCGATTTAGCGGGCATTTTTAATTTCCCCTTCCCACTTTGAGAGGATTCTTCATTTCCATTAGATGATGCTTGCATTTGCATCATTTGTTGTTGCATCATCTGCTGACTTAGAATCATTACATGTTCTTTAAGATGTAATAGAACATTTTGATAACCTGAAGGATTATCAATCTTAGCTTGTCTTCCTACTTCACTTGTCAACCAATAACGGCAAATAGCTGCTTCTACTTCATGATTATCTAATAGTTCATCAACCTCAACTGAGGATTTCTGAATTGGCATTTCTATTCCACTCATAGGATCCATTTGAACATCTTCAATTGGTTCAGATTCCATTAATTGTTGAATTTCTTCATATTGTTTCTGTCTATCATTTTCCCCCGGCATTACAAAATCATCAATTCCAAATGCTTCCTTTAATGCAGGAAGATTCTCGGGCGCGGTAAGTGCTTCCAGAATTTCAGGAATATTTAATGTCATCAATTCCTTATAAATATCTCTCTTCTGTGCCCAGGTCATTGGTAATTGTTCTGAAGAATCCAACTCAATGTCTCCAATTTTTCCCTGAACTTCAGCTTTCCGAATATAAGTATTAAGATAATTACCAGCGCTGTCCTGAGATACGAGTCGTTCATCTTCTGCCATTTCCTTAATATAGGAAGGAATTACTTTACCAAAAATATCCTTCCACCAATAATTGAACATTTTCCAGGTATTCTGCAGTCTTTGCAATGCTTGATTACGAGACATTGAATATTCAGAAGCCGTTTTACTACCAGCAGCAGATTCTCCTCCAAATAAACTTGGTAAAGCTCCAGATGTCAATTGTCCTAAACTTTGAATATTATTACCAAAAGGAAGAACTTCTGTTGAAAGGGTTGCTGCCTTAGTTTGATAAAATGATTCAGCAACATTTTTACTTCCACTAACGGGTTTAGTAGGATAAAATGATCCAGGAGTAGCCTCAGATTGACGATAAGCATCAAAATCCATTACTGCGGGATCTGCCCAATTTGAGGATATTCCTTGTTCAATAGTCTGCATTGTTAATGCAATCAAATCATTCGTAATATCTTGAATGCTTACTAATATCAATCCAAGTGGATCAAACTGAAGATAATCCGACATTGGATTTTTCGTCAATGTCCAACAATCATCAAGACATTCATTCTCAGCATCTGCAAACTGATCGTTACAGAAGATTACCTTACAACCATCTGGAAATTTTTTCTTTAATTTTTTTGCATTTTCCTCTGTTAACACATTAAACGAACTTGGCCTCAGCCACCAATGATTAATCGTAACCATATCATTGGGGAATGTTCCTTGATATTGAGTATTTAATCTTCCCCATCTCTCATAAGTATCATAACCAGAACCAGAAGATCTATCTAATTTTTCCCTTAAATGACTCCATCTCTCAAGAACATTAGAATAATGAGTCTCATAAGAGAATCTCAAATAGGGCATATCCTCCTGTTTCTTTGCATAAGTAGGAGTCCTTACAAAAAGTCCTCCATAAACTTCAATACATTGCCTTGACTTTGGTTTACTTGTAACTCCAACTAATCGAGTAACTATTAATGTAGATTTTTGAAGTGCTGGATCAAGGACTGACGCGCAAGATGGACAAGTTGGTCCTTCATTATTAATTGTATCATGTAATTCAATGTCATCATTATCCGGCATGAATTCATCCATTTCATTCATTGCCAGAATATTATCAGGTAATTGAACATTACAAACAGGACAAACTAATGCTTGAATTTCTTCATCTTCATATTCTTTTTCATCATAAGTCCCATATTTAACATCTTCTTTAGGATAGGAATAACAATGAACAAGTCCTTCAGTGCAGTAAATGAATAGAGCTTCCAACCAGAGTAATGGCGCATTATTATGTTTACTTACTAATTCATAGATTTTATTCCCGGCCTTAGCCGTTGATATATCAAGTGGATTGTTAGCATCATCAGGCAAGCACCTAATGTTAGGAACATTAATTGACAATGCTGCAATAATAGATTCCAGATAAGCCCTGAAAACATTAACAGGCTTATCATAGTAACTTGCATCATTATCACTATTAGCATTAAAATCATCGGATACTCTCCAATCATGTGCTACATCAGACCAATATACTCTCTGAAAGCCATTCCAGTAAAGTTTAATTTCTTGTAAAGACGAATCTGCCTATCTCTAGTATAGGAATCTTCTTTGTCGAATTGATCGACAACAGATTTCAATAATAATTGAATATCTTCAGGAATTTCTTTCACTTCTTCCCTTTGGCAAATTTACTTTTAACACTATGAGAAGTCTTTGATAACATTTCCTCAGCTACTTCTTTACTGGGGCCAACCCCCTTCCTCGATTTCATCCCATGCTTTATTCCCTGGAAGAATTTGAATTGTTTCGATGATTTCACAGGCATTTTCTTTTCCCTTATGTTTAAGTAAATAAGATTTCATTTTGTCAATAAGTTCCAAACTTTCCTTTACCATACCAATAGCACTATTACAAGTCTGACAAAGTAATCCTCTTACTTTACCTGTTCTATGATCATGATCTACACCTAAATTCTTTCCTGTGCTACAAAATTTTAAACAAATTGCACAAACACTATTCTGAGATTTTAACAATTTATCAAATTCTGCTAAACTTATTCTATAACGAGCTAAATCATTATTTTTAACAATGCTAGGATTTCTCATTCTCCAATCTCGATTATAAGC